CGTGCCGCATGAACCACCTCACCCTCTACGCCTACGAACAAGACGACGGCACCCTCGTCATCTATCGCTGCCCTGTCTGTGGATCTACGGGACCGAAGGGAAGCGGCTGCCCGCACGAGCCTTCGGTCGCTGACGGCAATCGTGATCTGCTGATCAAGAGAGAGCCGGTGCAGGTCCCTGTCCCGCAGGTTATAGGCGAGGCCCCTATAAGCGCAGAAGGTGGCGATAAGGAGGTTCCTGGGGTTGGGGAGGAGCCGAGGTACACGGCTTGGCTGAAAGAGCAGGTAGAGGCTGCCGAGGAGCTGCGTCAGAAGGCCTGGGCGGACGACGACCTGATCGGCGCGACGATCCACGCAGAGGCCGCCAACTCCTACCGAGCCGTCATTCGCCACTTCACCCAGCAACCCGTCGGAGCCGGCGCTGGCATCGAGAGTGCAGGTGGCCATCAAGCGCGTAAGTCCTGCGCCGGGCAAGCCAGCGCCGACTCGGACGGGAACCAGCCCTACACCTGCTGGAACTGCGGAGAGTCCTCGGCAGATGCTCGAAGCGGAGGGAACCAGCAACCCCTAGGAGGTGATGCCGATGCCGCCGGAGGAGGAAGCCCTCAAACGCCCCGGCCCGATGTAGCTGAGGGCGGATCAGGCCAAGGTGCCGGGTCCGCCCTTGCTCAACTTCGAGGGCGGGCGCTGGAGATGCGGGAGCTTGTCGGGCGCGCCGCGTTCTTTGACCGCCACCCTGAGGCCTCAAGCCACGACTGGGATCGCTTGGGCGATGCCGCCCGCGGAACGTTGGAAGGCAACGCTATGGCTGCCGTCGAGGCCGTCTTCGATGCCCTCACCCAGCACCCCTCCGGTGGACAGGAAGGCGGGGTAGAGGAGGGGGCTGATCGTCGTGGCTAAAGCTTTGACGAGCGAGCAGTGGCGGATTCTGGTCGCTGCCGCCGAGGGCAGGCTGCGCATCGACCCGGACACCGCTCGCTACAAGATCGACGGCGAGGACCCCCCCGACCGCCGGGAGCGCGAACGCCTGCAGAAGCGCGGACTGCTCACTCGCGCCCGGAGTAACGAGCCCATGTTCACCCAGAAGGGCCTTGACGCTCTGAGGTCGGCACCGGTTATTGAGCCTCCGTTGTTGGGCGGCTGCCGGATCGCGCCCCGCGATGTTGATGCAGCGTTGGAGGGCGCACCGGCCATCGTTTCCCAGGGCGAGGTCGAGAACCTGAAAGCGGCGGTGACGCGTCTACAGGCGACGATGTTCCTCACGGGGTCGCCGCCGAAGAGCCAGGACGAAGCGCTCGCCGACCTCGCTGCGCTGGTCGATCATCTTGGAGAGGGGCTGCAATGAACCGCAAGGAGATGAAGGCCACGGTCGCCCAAGCGGTCCTCGACGCGGCCCGTTGGAAAGAGGACATGGCGATCACCAATCACTACGGGGAACGAGTGTGGCTTTGCCCTTCCTACAACCGCGAAGGCAAGCGGACCGGGATCACCGATTGCTGCTTGGTTGACGATCCGTGTAAGCACCACGCCGCGATTGCTGCCGCCTCTACCCAGCAGCACCCCTCAGACCAAAAGAGAGGTAGCTGATGATGAGGACGGTCCTTGGGGTTGTCGGCAACGCTGTGATCTTCACGGCGGCCATGTTGTTCGGGTACACGCTGGCCTTCACCGACCTTGACCCCCCGACGCTCCCGGCCTGCGCCTCGATGGTCTTGTGGACCTATTGCTCGGCTTGGTTCCTGGGCCGTTATAGGGCAACCCAGCGGGAGAGAGGTAAGGGCTGATGGGCGAACAGACCCTTCGCGGACTCGCTAGCTGGCTGACCTCGATGGACGAGCTGGGGTCAGAGGCCCGCCGCACCGTCTCGCTGAACCAGATCGTCACCGAGGCAAAGGACGCCCTGGAGAATGAGGGACGCTCTCTCTTCACCCAGCACGAGCATGAACTCCGGGCCGAGCGAGACCAACTAAGGCAGCAGGTAGAGAGGTTGCTGATCGCCGCCGACGATCTGAAGGGCCTAGGCGACTACCTCGGATTTCGCCCCGGTGACCCGCTCCACCGCCTCTACTCAGCAGCCGATCAGGTCCGAAAGGAACTGGGGGAGTGAGACCGACCTTGCCCGCCCGATCACAGCCGCAGTACCTAGCCCAACCGGGAGGCCCCCCCTTTGCCCCTGCTGTTACACGCGATGTAACACCCTCGGACCCCCACCGGTGCCCTTCCTGCGGGGAGAGCTATCCGCAGAGCGGCACTTGCTGGGGCTGGCCCGAGAAGCACGATCCGGTTCGGACGGTGTTCGATGGCTGAGCTCCTCCTGGCGATTCCCGGCGATCCGATTCCGTGGGCGGCGAAGACGGCCAATCCGAAAACGGGAATGCGGTTCGTCCCCGCCCGGCAATCAGCCCATGCCGGGAAGATCATCGATGCCTGGGAACGGGCAGAACTCAAGGGCTATCTGCTCGGCGAGCCGCTGAGGATCGAATGCGAGTTCTTCGTCAAGCGGCCGAAAGGTCACTGGGGCACCGGGCGCAACGCTGACCTGCTGAAGGAGCGGTTCGCCGTCGCCCGCCCAACTGGCCGGCCTGACCTTTCGAACCTGGTGAAACTCGTCGAGGACGCGCTGACGACGCTGGCCTGGGCGGACGACGACCAGATCGTCTCGATCAACGCTCGGAAGTCCTACACGCAGATACGGGAGGAGCAGGCCCGCTCCATTATCCGAATCCGGGCGGTGGGCGAGTGAAGCCGTCCAAGCACGCCGTTCAGCGCTACCAGGAACGGGTGAAGCCGGCCCTTCCGATTCACCGGGCCAAGCTGGAGCTGGAAGCCTTCGTAGAGCAGGCACGGGAGCTGACTGAAGCCCCCCCCTGGCACCTGAATCCGGAGCCGGGATCTCGTCACTTCGAGATCGCGGACGGGATCTGCGCAGTGGTTAGGAACGAAGTGGTCACCACGGTTGTAATCCGCGGCTCCCACGCGGAGGACATCGAAGACCGCAAGCGCCAGTACAAGCGCAAACAGCGCGCCCGCCGAGCGCACAAGCGACGGAAGTTCAAGCGCAACGGTCGACCTGAGGAGGCGGTAGACGCGTGGGGCATCTAGACGAAGCCGCCGGAAAGGTCCTCCCCCCCGGCCTCTACGCGCCGGACATCCCGGAGGAGTGCCCCTGGTGCGGCGCAGAGCTTGAACAACTCAATGCCTACGGCGAGTGCCCTGAGTGTGAGCAACGGGTGGAGCCATGAAAGGAGCCCCATGAAAATCACTATCAAGTTCCCCGTCCCCGAGATCGGCAGAGAGGCAAAGCAGTTGCAGTACCTCCGCGAAGTCCTGGCGGCGGTCGAGCAGGACCGGTCCCCAGCCGATGAGGTAACCCTTGAGTGGGTGCGCAGATGAGCCCAATCCGCACCTGCGCCTCCCACTGCCGGGACTGCAACCGGCACTTCGCCGGCGACGGGGCCTTCGATCGCCATCGCGGCGGCAGCTTCATGGGAGACGGAAGACGCCTAGACGGTCGCCACTGCAAGAACCCCGAACGGGATGACTGGTACGAGGCCATAGAGGGTGAGTGCCGGATCGCGGACCCTGACGCGCCTGCGAAGCAGATCACGATATGGCGGCAGAGAGGCGCTGAGGAGCGCACCAAGGGGTTGGCCCGGAATAAGGCGGCGGTCGCGTGAGCGCGGGAATGCTCAGTTCAAACGCGGGCTTCTGGTGGACCCTCGCCGGAGCTGCCACCAACTGTGAGAGGTGCGGAGGTGGACTAGCGGCCGGATCGAAGATCGCCTACCGGCATAGCCCCCGGAAGACCCTCTGCCCTAGCTGCGTCCGGCACGACGGGCTGAACCCGCGCACTTCCAAGCGACTCAGGAAAGCAGGCGAAACGAAGGGAGCTACCAAGTGAAGCGCAAGACGACGGTGTGGAATTGGCACGGCGACACGGACGGTCGTGGCGAGCCGATCCCGGCGACGCTGATCTATCGCGGTCCGGCCAAGGACTACCACCCTGGCGGCCGTGTCCCCCCGAGCCAGTTCGGGCGCAGAGGGCGCGGCGTACGGCGATGACGTTCCGCGTCGAGAAAAAGCCCCCCCTCGGAATCGGTCCGAAGGGGGGCTTAGGTTCCGCGTCGTGCAAACGAGGTGGAAATCACGCTAGCGGAGCGGGCGGCTACCAAACAGCCCGGTCCCGGCAGGGCCGTCACCGCAAGAGCCAGGCCGAATGTAGCCGTCAAGATCCGCGTGAGGTAGCCACTCCCAGGCGCGGTGCAACGAGGCAGACGCGGGGGAACTCCCCAAGGCAGAGGTACCAAATCCGCAGTTGGACCCATTGTGGGCACCGGGCGGTCAAGGGCGCGTCGACGGAACGGAATCTTCTTCTCTGGGGCAAGGGGAGGCGGGCGTATGCCTGAAGGTCTTTCCCTTACCCAGCCGAGCAGCAAGGCAGCGGTCTGGAAAGGCTTCGACTTGAACTCGCTCCGACCGTTCGGGATCAAAACGAACGACCAGGGCGTCTGGGTTCCCTACTACAAGCGGGACAGAACGCTCTTCCGAGCCAAGCTCTTCGCGCACAGCGGCCGCTCATGGTGGCTCGGTGGTCAGGGGCTCGGTCAGATCCCCTACGGCCTGGAGCAGCTAGAGACCCGGCGCGCCAAGGCGCTGGTGCTGACCGAGGGCGAGAGCGACACGCTGGCTCTACGGCTCGCCTGGCCCGACAGCATCGTGGCGATAGGGATTCCCGGCGCCTCGAGTTGGCGGCCAGAGTGGAAGACGATCACGGACGGGTTCGAGCGGGTGTACCTGAGCTTCGACGCTGACGAGGCGGGGCAGAAGCTGGCGGCGGCAGTTCAGGCGGACCTGCCGGAGGCGACGAACCTGCTCCTGCCCAAAGGGGCCGACACGCGGGCGGTCCTGCAGCAGCTCGGGAAGAAGGCCTACCGCGCCCTCATCGAGGCAGCCGAGGCACGGAAGCGCTTCGACGTCGCGATCAGGAAGCAATGGCGCGTCCACGACCTCTACGAGAGGCGGGCGGCGTGATCAGTGTTCGCGCATTAGTTGGTAGGCGCGCTGCCGGGAGAGGCCAAGCAGTTTTGCCGCCTGGCCCATGGTCAGATCCTCAGACTCTGACGCCTTGCGCAAGGCAGCTGCCGAGTCGGCGTGCAGCTTCGCGAGATCAGCTTCGAGGCCGGCGCGTACCTGCGCCAGCCCCGATAGCTCTTTGCGGATGCTGTCTGCGTCCATCTCGTCTCAGCGCCCCGTCCTGCGGTTCAGCTCGTCCCGTGAGTCTTTCGCAATCCGCTGGACCACGGGATCATTGCTGGTCTCGGCCTGGGTCTCAGCATTGGCGACCAGCCGGGCTAGTTCGCCGTCACTGCACACGGCGTAGCGTTTCCGCGGGCTCTCTTGGGCGATCAACCGGACGTACATCAGGACGCCTCCAGTTCGCTCAGGATCTCGTAGTACCGGCAATAGAGCCGCGCGAGCCGTTCTTCCAGCTCTTCGCAGAAGGCGCCGATCACTTCGCGCTCCGAGTGCCCTTCGTCGCTCAATTCCTCGCCCCACTGCATCAACTCGGCGCGGACCTGCCCCAACTCCATGTCCGCCAGCTTCATCTCCGGCGTCCTCGTATCTTGTTCGCTGCTGGCCATAAGGCTCACTTCCTTTGGCTAGAGCGGCTGGGTGCGCCAACACCGCGAGCCGCGTTTGCGTTGTGTAAACGCATGTTGACAGATCGAGACGCCCTTGTCAACCCTCGTTTACAGGTGGCCCCGTGAGCGCCCGCCCCACTCTCCAGCTCATCGACACCGAGACGGGCGAAGTCAAGGGCGAGTGCCCGCGCTGCGTCGACCTGGAGTCCGAGGTGCAGCGGCTAGAAGACATCGTGACCTCACTGGAGCGGGACATCAGAGCGTGGGGCATCCGCTACCAGGAGCTGAAGCGCGACAAAGCCCAGTCGGCCAAGCACCACCCGCTCTACAGCGAGGTGGAAATCGTCTTCCGCGAATGGCAGCGGCTCTGCAACCACCCGCGCAGCCCGTTCACCGCCGACCGCTTCTGGATCGCGCTCCCCTACTACGAAAATCCCAAATACGGGCTGAAGATGATGATCCTGGCAGTCAAAGGCGCGGCCTACGACCCGTTCGAACCCATGCGGAGGAATGGCACTCGGAAGCGGCTCGACGAATGGGAGCGGATCTTCAAGGACGCCGGCAGCTTCGAGGACTTCTGTAACCGGGCACCTCGGAGCGACGAATCGGCCGTGTCCTCCACCCAGCCTGCCGATAAATCTTGACGATGCAAGGGCCGGGGACTGGGAACTCAATGCCTCCATCTCGCGGCTGCACCATCCAGACGTTCTCGCGGTCCAACTCGGCTCTCCTTTCGAGCGCCGCCCGCCATCCGAGTGTAGGTACAGAGCATCCCCCGGCGCAAGGGCCGCGCAGGGCAAAGCACTCCCGCCTGAAGGCCCTTGCCGCACCTCTCCCTCACCGTCCACCGGAAAGGCTGTAATCAGGCGCAGAATGCCGAAGCGCTACCCAGCAAAAGCCCGAGAGGTCGCAGTCGCTCTCTACCTCGAACATCTCAGCGTCCCTGAGATAACGCGCCGTCTTAACGAGGGGACGGCTGGCCTGCTCGACAAGGAAGGAAAGGTCCAGCCACTCGACATCGGGGAACGCCGAGTGGCCGAATACGTGGCCGAGCACAAAGCCAAGCACGGCCCGCGCAAAGAGCCGGAGGACGAGGAGCTCACGGTCGACTCCATCAACCGGGTCAAACAGCGGGCGCTCAACGTCTTGGCGAGGGAGATCGCGCACCTCGAGCAGCTTCCGAACGGCCGCATCACGGCCAAACAGAGCACCGCTCTACGCCAGCACTACGCCACGCTGGACGACATGGAGAGGCGGCAGGAACTGGCCGAGAAGCGGAAAGGCAAGGGGAAGCGGCGCAAAGCGCCGGCGAGCAGCGACAACCCGAAGTCGGCGATCGACGCGCTGGTCGTGGCCGAAGGGGCCGGACATTCGGAGGGACATCTCGAAGAGGCTGAGAGGCCGCAATCCAACCCACAGAGCCGAGAACAAGGGGACATTGAGAAGGACGGCGCCATGTCCAAGGAGGAGTTCGAGGAGTGGCAGGGCAAGCTTGAAGCTGAAGGGCACATCTACCCAAAGGACTCACCCGAGCGCCGTCTAATCGAACGCCGATCTGCTGCCCACGCTCGCGGCCTATCCAAAGAGGAACTGGACGAGATCATGGGGAGCGCCCAAGCATGAACGGTTGGCTGCGAGTGGGCGACGATCTGGAGCAGCATGTGATCCCCGTGGAGGATCTGATCGACCACGAAGAGGATCAAGGTTGCATCTGTGGGCCGTCTGTTCAGATGGTCAAGCGGAGCGACGGGTCGGCGGCGTGGCTCTACTCCCATCATTCCCTTGACGGTCGTGAGCTTCTGGAGGCCGAGCATGACTGACGACCAGGGCTACAGCCTCGCTTGTGCTTTCGACACGGACGATCCCGAGTTTCGTCAGGGGCTTCGAGGCAGGGCGCCTTTGGGAGCAAATCGCAACGTCTTCGCCGAGCACGCGCACCACCAACGACTAGCCAGCTCGGCAAGCCCACGAGCACCACCAGGCCGGACGCATACTCGGACGCATCGGCTCGCTCATTCGGCTCTGCATCTGCGATTGCGAGCACAACGAATGCAAAGCATCACATCGGATTCGTGCGTGGGCCGCGCCTGAAAACACCCCCGCCCACCCCCTCGGCGCGCGGGGTCCCCATCGCGCGCAACATCCATACCACCCACATTCACGCATCCGCAGTTCCCCACCCTCAACTTGTACGTACATCCTCCCCCACCGCTACTTTCACCCGACCGTGGCCGCCACGACCAAGCGCACCGCCAGGATCCTCCTGCGGGTCACTCCTGCCGAGAAGGAGCTGATCAAGGAGCGCGCCGGCGGCTCCCGTCAGGTGAGCGACTACATCCGGCGCCGGGCTCTACAGGGGGCCGGACCCGAGATTGCCGAGCGGGCGGCTCTCGACCGGCAGTTCGAGAAGTCGGCTGCTCGGGCCCCGGGGGACTTCGCTGCCTTGGTCGCACGGCACGAGAAGCGGATGCCGCGGCGATCGGCCGAAATCCTGGCTCGGCGGGAAATGGCGTCCGCGCAGCGACCTACGGTGTCGCGCGATGTGCCCGCGGCTTGAGCAGATCGGCGAAGTCGGAATCGACTCCGGCCAGGTGATGATCGTCGACCCGTGCAACGATGGAAAGATTCGACCTCCCGAGGTGCCCGCCGGGGCCATCAGCACCGGGGTCACCAGGGCCGACAGCGGGGTTACGGTGGGCGTTGTCTCCCGCACTGCGTTCGGGGACGGCGGGTACCCCGTGCTGGCCGTCTACGACGGCGACGACCTACGCGGCATCTACGTGCAGTTCCAGTAGGCCGTTTAGGATCTCCCCGTTCTCAAACGACTGGGGGAGTTCCGTGAGGATTCGAGTTCTGGTTGTCGGGCTGCTGGCGTTCCTGCTTTTAGCCGGCTCGGCAGATGCGATCTACAAGCCGTACGCGGTGCGCCAGATCAAGCGCTACGTCAAGGAAGACTGCCACTCCTACCCTGGCTTCGACTGCCTCGGCTGGTCGGTCTGGGACTGCCGTAAGGTCACCGGTTCCAAGGTCCGGTGCAGCTCGCAGCAGGAATACAGCCACAACGGCAACTGGCGGGAATGCCGCTTCAAGACCTCGGCCCGGGAAAGCAAGGACGGTCGTTGGATCTACCTGCACTTCGGTCGCGCCCGCTGCTTCTCCGAAAGCGGCGAGCTGATCCGGTAGCTCACTTCCGTCCTGAGGCGGGGCCACACTGCGCCCCGCCTTGAAGGCCGCAACCGCCACGACTGCCGACGCGCTGAGGAAGCGCATCAAGGAGGAGACGCCGTTGTGGGCCGGCCACTTCGCCTTCATCATCGACAAGGCGGGGCACAAGATCCCGCTCCAGGCGAAACCCGGTCAGCTGGAGTTCGATCGGCAGCTAGAGGCCCAGCGCGCCGAAGGCAAACCGATGCGTGCTCTGAACCTGAAGGCCCGCCAGGTCGGCATGTCCACCTGGACCCAGGCCAAGGCCGTCCACCGCTGCACGCTGCGCGAGCGCTACGACGCGCTGACCGTCGCCCACGATCGGGAGACCGGGGCCAAGCTCTATCGGATGGCCGAGACCATCTACGCGAATCTGCCCGACGACCCCGAGCTCAAGCCCGCCCTCGGCCAACACCGACGCCAACGGTTCCTCCATTTCGCCGGCGATGGGCTCTGGACTGCGGGCGACACCTTCCCCGACTCCCGCTACTTCGTCGACACCGCCGGGGAGTTCCAAGCCGGCCGCGGTGGCACCTACCGATTCGTCCACGGCTCCGAGGTGGCTTTCTGGCCGCAGATCATGCTCAAGCTGACTGCTCTGATGGCGGCGGTGCCTGACGACCCGGAGAGCCTGATCGTGCTCGAGTCGACGGCCAACGGCTTCAACGAGTTCAAGGACATCTGGGACGACGCCGAAGAAGGGCGCTCGGACTACATCGCCTTCTTCTGGCCCTGGTGGCGAGAGGAGGAATACGCCCGCCCCTTCCTGAACGAGATGGAGCGCGAGCGCTTCACTGCCGGAGACCCCCAGAACCCCCACGCCGAGGAAGAGCCCGAACTGGTGGAGATGGTCAAGGAGAAGGGCTTCGAGCTGACCCTCGAGCAGCTCAACTGGCGGCGCTATGTCATCGCCAACAAATGCGGCGGTGATCTGAGGATCTTCCATCAGGAGTACCCGGCCTCCCCCGAGCAGGCCTTCATCTCCACCGGGAAGCGGGTCTTCGACCCCTACAAGGTCGCCCAGCTCCTCGTCACCGTCGAACTCAGCGACCCGAAGGTGCCGAGCGAGGCGAATCCCGGCCCCCTGATCGGCGACTTCAAGGCAGCCGAGGAGCGGACCGAAATCTCCTCTCGCGGAGGAGCCCAGGTCCAGATCCCGACCCGCGCCCTCTGGACCCCGCGAGCCCCAGGCATTGCCAATCCAACGGCTCCCTGGCGACTCTGGATGGAAAGGGACGACAACGGTCTCCCGAAGCCCCCAGAGAGCGAGTACATCGCCTTCGTGGACCCATCGGGCGGGCAGATGGAGGAGACCGACGAGCCCGACTACCACGCGATCGAGATCATCGACCACGCGACCGGCGTTCAGGTCGCCGAGTACCGCAGCCGGATCGACCCCGACCTGCTGGCGCGGGAGGTGTTGCTGGCCGCCCTCTATTTCAACAACGCGCACATCGGCGTGGAGCGCACGGGCGGCTGGGGCCTCCCCGTCCTCCGCTTCCTCTACCTCGACGCGCACTACCCGCACGTCTACCGCTCCAAGAAGGTTGGGGCCTCCAGCGAGTCGACCGAGCAGCGACTCGGCTTCAGCACCGACGTGCGGACGAAGCCGATCCTCGTAGCGGGGATGCAGGAGCTGATCCGGATCGAGAAAAGCGGGATCAAGTCCCGCGTGCTGGCCGGAGAGGTCCGCACCTACACCCAGACCGACGCCGGGAAAATGCAGGCCGAGCCGGGGAAGTACGACGACTGCCTGATGGCCTACATGGGGGCCCAGCACCTCGCGAGGGAGATCCCGCTCAAAGGGCGGTTCGAGGCTCCAGGCCAAGCCTCGGGCTTTGCCGTCGGGGGTCAAGGGGTCGGCAGCTACGACCCCCGTTACGTCTGACGTTCCATCCGCGCCTCTCGTCACTCTGCGGCGTGTAAGGGTCAACCCTCACACGCTGGCCAGCATATGACGCAGCTTTGGATTCCACCATCCGCCCGAGAGAAGACCGGGCCTCGCCTTCGTTGCACGGTTCCCGGCTGCGACCACCCCGGCTTTCCAATGGAGCAGCAGGAACAGTGGCGTCGACACGTCAAGGCGTGTTCGAAGCGCAACTTCGGAGACATCGAACGCGAACTGGCGCGGCGCGAGAAGACGTTCTTCACGAAATCGGCTGACCCCGAGCGGTACGCCCACATCAGAAAGGGAGGCAGTTGATGGCCCGCAAGCGGATCGAGGACATCGTCATCGCCCAGAACCGCGAGGCAGGTTGCTTCCCCGGAGATGCCGCCGCACACCGCGCAGCCTCCGCACTGGCCGATCGCTTCGACGCGCCGACCATCATCACCCTCACCAACCTTCTGACCTACATCGACCAGATGGGCGGACAGGGCTACGTCGTCACCCTCCGCGAGCGGATCACCCCCGATGGTCGGCTTGCCCAGGAGGACGAGCCTGGCGAGTACGAGACCGCGATGCTGCGCTTCGAGTACGAGAGCCGCGACGCGCGGGTGGTCGCCGCCCCTCCCCCGGAGGAGATCGAGGGCGTCAAGGTCTCCGAGTTCAGCGAGGCACCGACCCGGATCGTGGTGTCGCCGGACCCGGAGGAAGACGCGGCCTTGGCAGAGGCAGATATGGCCGCTGGCGCCGAGACTCTCCCGGATGAGGAGCCGGAACCGGCAGCCGCCTAGATGCCCGGTCTCGCCAAAAAAGACGATCACTCTGAGGAGGAGAAGCAATG